AAAAACCGGCAGAGGAGAGGCTGCCGGTTGCTTAAAGATCAAGCGAGTGGGGAAGTTTATTTTAGCTGAATAATCGCGGGAGGGGAATGATAAAAACCACGGCGCTATGCCGGGTTTTTTAATTGTGTTATCTGACTCTTGAAGTCATCAAAACCATAGCACACAAGGCACTGATAGCCTGCGCTTATTAGGTAATCAATCCGCTCTATCTGGTAATCTGATAGCCTGCCTTTCGGCGCTTTCATTTCAACAAACATGCGCCATGCGGGAATCATCAAATCAGGTATCCCACGGCGCACACCTTCTCTGCGCATCTTCTCTGCAACCATTGGATTGCGCTCGCCACCATTTGGAATGGCGAAAATCAACACCCCAGGATAGGCAGCCTCAAACCAGTTGACGGCAGAGACTTGTTCCAGGTGCTCACTCATTCCATATCCCTCCTATGACTTCGTGCCATTGTGTCCCCTCTTTCTTCCTGTAATACAGTTGCGATGGCATGTTGGCATCACTTTTCATGTCTAGTGCTGACTGTATATCTGGCAATCGTTCGCCCCATGCCTTGAGACAAAAGCCAATCCATCGGTTAGCCAGCCATTGATTTGATGATTCCGGATGGAAATACTCTGTTAGCTTGTGCGGTTTTCCGTCAATGTGATACGTCACCTTGAGGCACTCGCCTTTAGGCGCGAAGTGCTTGCTCATTTCTATGCCGGTCACATCGGCACACTTTGTCAGATTCGCATCACGCGCTATCTGTGCGGCGATTTCCTTTAGCTTGTCGTTGGGGTCAACTATTTCAGCGCGGCATTTCTGGCAATACCTGGCGGCAATGTCGTTTTCGTGCTGGCACTCCGGGCATTCTTTGGCCGACCATTTCTGGTGGCATCGTTCATGCCTGCCTGCAATCAATACCTGCCCATTGCATCGCCTGCCCAAATGTCCCGGCACCGGCACACCGCTAGAATTGGTAATAACGGTATCTGACAAGTCAGTCCAATACCCGTCTTTATTGATTGGATATTCATCAGGGTTTGGCCGTAACGCGAACTGATTTTCATACGTGCAGGAAGGGCAGACAATAGAAACCTTGTCTCCGCCTTTGCTTATTCTCGCAACTACAACCGGAGAAAATACATCACCGTTCGGGCAATGGCGCTCCACGTTCTCGGCATAGTCCAAGATGAGGCAGTCTCGTTTGCCTTCATGGATTCGCAGCCCTCGGCCTATGATCTGCTGTAGCAGGCTAACGGACTCCGTTGCGCGCAATATGGCGATAACATCAACATGGGTAAAGTCTACGCCTGTCGTCATCGTGCCGACGCTCACAAGGTACTTGTAGCGCATGGCCTTGAAGTCATCGACCAATGCGCGGCGCTCTGTCTTTCCAGTATTCACATCACCGCCAATCATACGGCTTGAATCAGGCGGCAGACTGGCGATGATTTCCTTTGCATGTTGCACCGTTGCTGCGAAAAGCATCACGCCTCTGCGGTAGCGTGACCGATCGACAACATCTGCCACAATGGCGGCTGTCTTTCTGCCGTGTCCCTCAAACGCTCGCTCAACTGTGGCGCTGTCGAACATGCCATTAGACTTGAGAATCAGGGCGCTTGTGTCGTATCCATCGGCGTGATTGTCAAAGACTGGCTGAGTCAAAAATCCTTCACCAATGAGCGTCTTTGCATCCACGCAATAGACTCGCGTATGAAAGAAAGGGTTTATCGCTTCATCTACCATCGGCCCGTCTGAGTCTCTGGCATAGATATACCCTGTTCCCAATCGGTACGGCGTGGCGCTGAGTCCGATAACCCTTAGCTTTGGATTGCTCTGCTGCATTGACTCAATGATCTTGATGAGCGTAGGCGTCACGCCATGAGCTTCATCCACAATGACGGCAGCAAAATCCTGAAACCTACGGATGGCATTAATTACAGTACCTGGCGTTCCAAAAATGACCGGATAGCGCATTTCCTTTCGGACAGAAGCGCTAAAGATGCTGGCCTTGTTTCCGGTATCCAGATACTTTTTATAGTTCTGTTCGACTAGCTCCGAACTAGGCGCAATGCAGAGTACGCGCTTTTTACTATGCGCATGTATCCGTTCTGCCAGTGCCGCAATTATGTGGCTCTTGCCTGCACCCGTTGCGGCCTCGATTACGCATGGGTCAATGCATTGGCGCACCCAGTCCCATGCTACGTCTGCTGCTTCTTTCTGATACCAGCGGAGAGTCAAAACGGCGGCTCCTCTAGCGTGGCATCAAATGCGCCCATCGTTTCAAGCAGGATAGCGTCTTGCGTCAATCCCGTCTTTTGAGCAAGCACATACTCGGCACTGGTAAATGTGGCCTTGCCTTCTACCTTGACGCCAGCCGGGGCCATGGCAAATGCGCCATAGTCGATAATCATCTTGTCAGCATCAACACTCACAACTTCATGGCCAGACAATCCCATCAGGTGCGGGTGAAATACATGCCGGTCACATGTATCAGTGCCATGCTGGCAAAAGAATGCACCATCTATGACTGAGACATTGGCGCATGTACGGCAATTGATGGCTGGTTCTGCATCACTCTCACAGACTGCCTTATGGTCGCAAAAGTTGCATGTGAAGTCTGCGGTAGGTTCCGGCAGGCTCTCACACTCGATGATGTGGTGCAGCCGCTCCGTCTCTGATTCAGCATAGGCCGGATTGTAATCAACCCATTCAATATGAATGGCGCTGTCATCCTTGCACATGCAAATAAATAGGCAGCGGGTCAGCCTGTTGCCTTTCTTGCTCAACTGGTTTGAGTGATGCATGTACAGTTGAACCTGGGCCATGTAATACGATGGCAGGCCGGTTTTCTGCATTTCCTTGAATCGCTTGGCATTCGCGGTTTTCATTTCCAGCAAATAGAACTGGCCATCAATTTCAACCATCCCGTCAATGTGGCCGAGCGGCTTCCCCCACCGATTAAGCAATTCGGCCTCGCGCTTGTGTATCTTCGCCCCAGTCATTTCAAGGTAGCGAATCATAAGCGGTTCAAGTGCATGGCCTACGTTGAATATGCGCTGAGTGGCTGGCTTGATGTATGTCGTGCTGGCGTTGCGCAACGTGAACCACATAGCGCGGTCGCAAGGCTTCCAGCGGCTTGCCGTGAGGTATTCAGTGTGAACTGGCGTGGTTGCCTGTTCCATTACAGCATCAATGGTTTCTGCGGTTATCATGGTTTGTCTCTCCTTTTCTCATTGATGCGGACTGGCGAACCAATCCGCATGGGTGAAAATCAGAAGTCTACGTCACCGTCCTGTACAGTTGTTGCGGCGGCTGGCGCTGCCTTCTGTGCAGGGGCGGTCATACTTGCCACCATCTGCACCCAATTACCCTTCTTGCCGTCCATATCCCAAACACGGACGCGCAACACCATCGGCTTGTTGGTGAGGTTCATCATCAGGTCAGCATCAGAAGGCTTGCCATCCTTGGCCATCAACTTGCCACCGGCATTGAAATCAATGGCAGCAAGCATGGTCAATGCCTTGTCGCGCTTCTTCGGGTCGGCTTCTTCTACCTTGATCTTTTGGAAGATGACGCGCTTTTTATAATCGCCATCGACCACATCCCAACGCAACTTGATGAGCGCTGGGTCATTGTTCTGCGGAAAATCCCACTTGGCCTCCGTGATGATGGCACGAACCATCGTGTTATCCGGGATTGGCTCCATATCACCGCCGCCCATTTCAGCAGAGGCAGAGGCAGCAACTTTGGCACCAGTAGACAGATTGAAAAATGACATGGATTAAGCTCCCAGGGATGGAATGAGATTGGTCAGAGGATTGATGCCGTTCGATACTTCCAGCGGCTCGACAATGCCATAACGGTTTTTCGACACGTTAGAGGCTGTGGCATGGCATACCAGTTCGCGTGTGCCGTCGCTGATAGCCTTCTTGCGCTCGCCGTCGCCCATGGTGAAGGTGCGCAGGCGAATGAAGCCGACCACATCAGTATCATCAACGTATGGCGCTACTGACTTCTTGCTCAAGCGCAGGCTGTACCGTGTATAAGCATCCTGATCTGGCAACTCAACTGTCTCTGTTTCGGCATGGGCAATGAACACAACATGCATGCCCTTGCGCTCGTTCAGGATACCGGCAGCTTTCCGGACGCGCTGGTGCATGGTTGCGACGGCAGACAGTCCGGCACCGTATCCGCCCATAGCCTGGTTAATGCTCTTTGGCTTTTTAGGGTCAGAGTCAATGACGTACTGGATGAACATGCGCTCAAGTGCGGTTACGGAATCAATCACTAGTGTTTTGTAATTGTGTTCCTCTGTTATGAGAGCCTGCAATTGCTCCCACAGATCATCGGCACCGGATAGCAGCGGGAGCGCATCAGGGCGAGTCTCAAGCGGGATAGCCTGAAGGCCATCTTCAGCGCGGATGAAAATCGGATTGGGAAATGATGCGGCGAGCGAAGTCTTACCCATGCCGGCATCACCAAGGATTGTTACGATTACGGGGCGGTCAGCAGGTTTGCTGATCTTTGCAAGAATAGACATAGTGTTCCTCCTTTCTCTGTTCTCTGCGGAATCAATACTACGCCAATGTAATAAACCTTTGCAAGCCATTTTTTTTAGGTTATCTTAGAAACATCAAAACAAAGGTAAAACCGCCATGAAAACAACCCTCACGCTCATTGAATCCCTAGAGGCAGCGGATTACCCGTTGCGATTTATTGCAAGACAGGCAAACGTCCCCTATATGAAGCTGTACCGTTTCAAGCGTAGTGAGTACACACTTACAGGCGAAGAAGAAGCGAGAGTACGGGCGTTTGCTGTCGTTCAGCCATGCATCATGGGGGCCATGAAGTGAGCATCCATTTAATCAGGGACTACACAGAATCAGGCTTTCGGACGTTTGCATTATGGGGATTGTCTCAAGGAAAATGTGAATGCGGTGACGAAAAGTGCGAAGCACTCGGAAAGCACCCTCGCGTATCAAACTGGCAGCACTCGCCCGTATGGTCAGATGAGCAGCTAGAAATCATGCTGCAATTCACCATAACTACAGGCTTCGGCGTCTGCCTCGATAATCATCTGGTACTAGACATTGATCCGCGCAATGGCGGCAATGAATCGTATGAGCGGCTGGTGAAGGATACCGGACTAGACTACACAAGCCTTTCCGGCTTTGTCGTGGCCACAGGTGGTGGCGGAAAGCACATCTATTTCAGCAGGCCAGAAGGCGCATATCTTACGCATCTGTCCGGCTATCCTGGCATTGACTTCAAAACATCCGGATATGTGGTAGGCGCTGGCAGCCTGCACAAGTCTGGCGCTGACTATGAGGTTGAATCAGGCAGCCCATGCGACCTAACAGAATCGCCCGAACCATTGCTCAACATGCTCAAGCGCACAACCCACACTCGCGCCAGCATTGGCGGGAATCAGGTGGACGTATCGGCCCAAGAACTGCAAGAGATTGTCCGTCACATTCCAGACCCCGACAGCTATGACAATTGGGTAGCTGTTGGCATGGGAATCCATCACGCTACGCAAGGTGCTGGATTCCATATCTGGGATGCGTGGTCACAGCAATCCAGTAAATACGACCCGGAGCAGATGGGCAGGAAATGGCACTCGTTCGGCAAGAGTGCTAACCCGGTCACCCTTGGCACCCTGATTTTCAAGGCAGAGCAAAACGGATATGTTGCGCCGGTCACATTCCAGATTGATTCGGCACCCGCCCCAATTACCGATAGGCCAGATCTTCTCCCGTTTGACGATACCGGATTCGACTTGAAGCGGCCCCCAGGGCTTGTCGGGCAGATTGTCGAATGGATGAACGGCAATGCCTATGATGAGCCATTGGGAAACCTTACCGTCATCAGTTCCCTAACCGCAGTCGGAAACATTGTCGGCCTGCACATGACTGACCACATGAATGTCAGCACCAACCTTCTGTCACTCTGTATTGCGGAATCAGCCACCGGCAAGGAATCCGTAGGCCAGTCCTACGCTGCTGTCATGCGTTCGGCAGGCATGGGGCCGGCGCTCCATGGCTCCATCAAGTCAAAGCAGGAAATCGGGCGCAACCTGATCGAGCATCAGATGGCGGCTTATGTGGTCGATGAGATGGGCGAGGTATTGCGCACTATCGAGAATGCCAAGAAGCGAGGCGGGGCGGCATACCTGGAAGGCGTGACCGGCGACATTATGAGCATCAGCACAAAGGCAGGTGGATCCTATGCCGTGTCGGGCGATGTGCGCCGTGAGTTGCTGGCTGAGATGCGCCGTGAGATGAGCCAGTGTCAAAAGGCTGTAGACGCTGGAGAGGACTCAAACGGGCGCTATCAGCGCCGACTTGATGCACTGACCCATCAAGCGGACAACATCGCCACAAATGGCCTTGTTAGGCCGTTCCTTAGCCTGATTGGCTATTCTGTGCCGGCCTCCATGGATTGCATCATGACGGAGGAAATGGCAAAGAACGGATTCCTGTCTCGCGCCATCATGGCCATTGAGGAAAACGACAACCCGCGACCCCGCATCAACTCAAAAGGAATGCAGCCTGTGCCTGAGCGACTTGAGTACGCCATCAAGGCACTGGCCAGCCATGGGAACTATGACCCGGATACGCACCGTATCGAGTATTACGGGGAGCGGTATGTGGTGCCATCGACGGCTGAAGCTGCCGCGCTGCTCAATGACTTGCGCAACTGGCAACATGCCTATGCCGAGTATCATCGGGAGACTACCGGGTTCACGCCACTGATACGTCGATTTTTTGAGGCTGTCGCCAAGATCAGCCTTATCCTGGCAGCACCTGAGCGGCTCCGGACAGTCAATCATGTGCAATGGGCAGCGGCCTATGTGAAGCGCGACCTAGACCGCAAGATCAGGCATGTGATGGCATCCATGGCCAAAGAGTCAAAGGATGGTGAGGTGGTGCGGGATGGGCTGTCAGCGCGTATCTATAACATCTGCCAAGGGGACAACGGAGAAACCCTCGGCGTCATCCTGAAGAAGTGCAAGCGCAAGGATGTGACACCAGAACAGATAGTGGCAATCCTTGATGCCATGGCTTCCGCCGGCCAATTGTCTGTGGAGATTGAAAAAAGCAGGAACGGAAGCGAGACAAAACGGTACTATTCGGTGTAGCATCAATGAACTAGGGGAGAATCTGCAAAACGGATTCTCTCCGATTCTCTCCGATTCTGTGAGAGAGAATCCGGGACTCATTGATTTATAAAGGAAAAAAGCCCCGATTCTCCGATTCTCTCAAAATCGCACAAACCGAAAAAACAGCAAAAAATAACATCTCAACCAAAAAGCCATGGAATCCATAGAATCCGGAATCCGTGGCTTTTTTTTGTCCTTTATTAGTGTACTTATTATAATAAGGACTTTATAAATTATTGATTTAATTACAATAGAAGGTAAGTGAGCGCTTACTTACTTTTGATTGTACGGATTCTGTAAGCATGGAATTCGAGAGAATCCGAGAGAATCGGGATTTAATTAAAATATTTTTATATTTTGTGTTGCAATATGATATGAATAAATTTATATTTATAAAAACAGGAGGGCGACATGAAAACGCTAGAACTAGAGATTGGGAATCACAAAAACGAGTACCGGCCTTACACCGTGATGAATGCTGTAAGGCATGTGCTATCAATGCTTGTGGTTGGTGAGGCGGCAAAGCTCATCCTTGGCAAAGACGCATCTGGATCAGACATTGATTACAGCATGATACGGATGGCGATCAATAAAATTAAATCAGCCACTGGGATTCATGTGGCAACAAGAAAAAGCGAAATTGGATCGATAGTTCTAATAAGGATTGAGAGAATCCATTGACCACGCCCCGCCTCGAACGCCAACGATGAGCCCACTAACGGTAGTTGACCAATGCGCACCGTTGCACAATAATAACTACATCAGCGCCGGTCGATGTTGGTCGTTGATTTTGGCGAGATGCGGATCGCCATAGATTTTGACCCGACCGCGCTTTAACAGGATGTGGCATGTTCCAAAATGGAACCAGCCACTCCAGGAATTTCCGAGGCTTACACCCAACCCCAACCAGCCTCCAAAATTAATACAACAGCAAATCCTTAACTGGAGAACAAAATGAACACCCCAGAATGGCAAAAGCCAGATAACATAAAAGACGCAAAGCCCTGCAACATCAACCTGTTGCCAGCGGACAAGGAGCGGCTGAGAGTCGCCGGTCACGGCAGCATTGCCCAAGGCGTTCGAGTAGTCTTGGCGGCCTACCGGGAGACTGGCAAGTGAGCAGCCCTATTTTTTGGACACCGGACAAGGACAAGTTTATTTATCAGCACTACCCTGACGGCGGAGCCAGTGCCGTCGTGCCTTATCTCGACGGAGTATCCCCTGGCCGGATAAAAAACCGGGCAGGTGTGCTCGGCGTCAAGATGACCGAGAAGGCCAAGCGTGCCGCGCATAGTGCATCAGTACGCAGGGTAGGGCCGCCATCTGATACACTGAGCAAACTACTGGCAGCGAGGTGGTGAGGTGGGACAGCACGCGAGACTGACAGCCGGGAAAGACCGGCCACTACACGCATGGGTTATTCGAATCCTGTAGGCCACAGGAGCAAACGGCAAAGAAACAGCAGTTCATCCGGCCGGATCGATTGCTTGATGCGCCGGGATAACCCAGCCGTGTGGTGAATGCGTAGGCGATACGCAACGTAGCATGGTGGCGATAGACGCGCTACAGGGCATAGGCTACTTGAACGACAAACAAGTGAAGAGGATTACGCTAGAATATGGAACGGCAGTACCAGATGGAGGGCTAACCATCACCCTAGCCATCCTCACAATTCAGCGGTAAGATGGGGGTATGAACCAATTTATCCGCCCTGCCTTCGGGCAGGTCTTTTTGCCAACAACCGCGAGGATTGGCTATGAGTGACATGATGTTATTAACAACCCTCACTGTCGGTGTCGTTGCTGGCATCGCTTTGCTTACTTTCATTGCTTGGCCGATTGGCCTGATTGCTGCTGCTATCGTGGTGATGCGATGAGTAACACAAGAGGCCGACCAACAAAGTACAGGCCAGAGTTCTGCGAGCTAGTTATTGAGCAGGGGAAGTTGGGGAAATCGGTTGTCCAGATGGCGGCAGCGTGTGGGGTTTGGAAGTCTGTTATTCTTGATTGGGCAAGAGAGCATGAGGATTTTTCCGCCGCCATAAACAGGGCCAAGGCTGAAAGTCAAAATTGGTGGGAGACAGTGGCTCAAACCCACATGATTGAAGAGAAGGATGCCGCCCGCTTGAATGCAGGCATCTGGTCTCGTTCAATGGCGGCACGATTCCCTGATGACTACACAGAGAAAAACAAGACCGAGCTGACTGGAGCCGATGGCGGGCCGATTAAGGGACTCAATGTCACATTCGTCGATTCAGCTACCAAGTAAGCTGAGGCCTCTATTCGATCCAATGCGCTATAAGGTGCTTTGGGGCGGTCGCGGATCAGGCAAGTCATGGGGCGTGGCAATAGCACTGCTGGTTATCGCCAGTCAAAAGCCAACCCGCGTCCTTTGCGCCAGAGAGCTGCAAAACAGCCTAGACGAGTCAGTGCACAAGCTGCTGAGTGATCAGATCGTGGCAATGGGGCTTAGCTCGTTCTATACGGTGTTGC